CTGGGGGAGGTATGGTTCAGATGATCCAGCTGAACTTCAGTGGCATGGCCGATGAGGAGTTCGTTCGTCGGACAGTGTTGCCTGAGGTGGTTCGCGCCGCTGACGTAAATCAGACGCGCGTATTGGCCCGGAGCCGCAACCCCCTTGGAGGGCCCAGCGCCTCTTACCGTAGCGGATTCAACGGCATCCCGGGCGGTGGTGGCGCGGGTGGCGGCGGTAAGGGCGGCCAAACCGATGCCGAAGAGAGCTTCTCGTAGGAGACGACTATGGGGTTCATTAAGTTCTATACGCCGGTAGGCTTTGGCCAGACGATCGTCTACAGCGTGACGAGCACGTTCACGGGTTCGCAGTACAACAAGAACCACCTACTCGATGGCCATCTCGCCGCTACGTGGAAGGCATCTGGGCTAACCAGTCCGCCGCAGGAGATCGTCGTCAAGTTCACCGCCACCACCCCACCTCCGTGGGATACTTTCGGTGTATGGCTTACCCACTACGACACGATCTGGCAGACCATGCTTCTCACGGTGTCGTGGTCGGACGATGGGGCCATATGGAACGAGCTGGTGGCCGACATCCCGGTCGACAACACCGACGCGTCCAACAACCGGTTTCCACTGTGGTATACCATCGTACAAGACCCGATAATCGTAACGGCTGTGTGGTGGAAGTTCTCTTTCAGCACCGCCGCCCCGTTCTCTCTTGATTTCCCGGGCATCCCGGAATTCGGCGAAATCTTCTTGATGAAGGAGTATGAGACCACAGCCACTGGCGAATACCCGATATCAGATCTCCCGGAGTACATGAACACTGAGTTCAAGGCCCGGGACGGAAGCCGCCATTTCATCGCCGACGCGCGCCAGCCTGTGATCCACTTTGAGCGCAACATCCTGACGTTCGACAACCCGGCCACGGACGACACGAACGCAGAGATGATCGAGACCCTCTTCAACAACTGCCGGGGGTCGCTCCTTCCCTTCATCTACAACGAGGGAACCACCATCTATGACGCGTTCCTTTGCCGCTTCGACAAGGACGTTCCGAACTGGGAGGACCTCGAGTTCGAGGTTCGCAAGTATCAGCTGAAGTTCACCACCCTGCCATACGTGCAGGACGGATCGACGTACTAGAATGCTAACCACCACGTCTGGATTTGCGAACAATATGCTGAGGTCGGGGGTGGCTTCAGGGTGGGTGGTGTCGTTCACGAACGGGACGACGACCTTCTACTATTCTGAGGAATTCCGCAATCTTACTACGTACCTAACCCACCCCTTCCTCAAGCGCATCTCCGCAATCGATGCGAGCATAGACCCGCTCTTCGGCAAGGAATTTCGGGTCAACGACGTGACCTTCTCGCTGTTCAATCACCAGTACTCTATGGACTCGAACGGTGGCCCGCTCTACATCGACGAGCAAATGAAGAACTGGAAGGGCTACCCGGTTAACGTGTGGCGCCTCAAAGGCGAAGATACCGTGGCCGATTCGATGTTGCTGGTGTTTCGGGGATTTCTCTTGGATTGTAAGAGCGTAAACCGGGACGAAGTACAGCTTTTGGCAACCAGCCGCGTGCCTCTGATCTCAGAGACTCCGTTGCCTCGCCGCACCCTGCGTAGCGCCTACCCCAATGCCCCGGTCAACCCGAACAATGACGTTCTCGGGTCGCAGGATACGCGGAACAAGCGGGTGGTTCTGTCTCGCAAGATCCCCATTGTCTACGGCTCCTTCACTGGATCCGAGCCGTGGCTCACCACGCCCGGTACGGGGATGGCTGTTGCTCTAGCCACCGACGACATGACGGGCACCAATCGCCCGAAGCTTGTGGTGGCCGACCATCCGATCTACTCGATCAGCGACCCGTCCGGAAACACGTCTCCGCTCTGGTGTCGCCAGCCTACCATTGAAAAGTCCAGCTTCACGCACGGCCTGCAGTGGTTCAAGACGAGCCTATTGACCATCGATGTGAACGAGGAGCAGGACGACGCGGTCTTTCGCGCCGTTATTACGCCCGGCCTACGCGCCTATGTGCGTGTGAAGCCCTGCGACTGGAAGCCCGGTGACTTCGAGCAGGGCCTGAGCGCAGAGGAGATTCAGGCCGGAAAAGAGACATCATACCACCTCTATACTTATTCTCTGCCCGGAGACGTCAACGGGGTTTACCAGATCCGCGAGCCCGAGGATCTCTCCAACATCTACGACGACGATGAGACCACCTTCGCCTTTCAGCGAGATACGTTCGATAAGAACACGGCCCCTAAGAAGCTTGCCTCTCATTTCCCCCTGATCTTCCCTAGCTTAGGGAATGAGAGGGCCATCGATGCAACAAACGGTATCGGTCGCATGGTCGGGACTGGCACCTTTTCCGTGCGAACGGCGGCTTATACTACTGGGTCGATCAACTCCGGGAAGGTTGATGCTTATTGCTTGGCGGCTGGTGCGGATGGGTTTAACATGTCGGCCGATCGGTTCATTGCTAGCTTTGCGGTCATCGGCACCTCAACCACCCCCAGCACCGTAACAACCACCTTCGATGAAACAACCGACATTCAGCCCGGATCTTCCAGCAACCTTTACATAGCGTCTGATTACGGGTGGCGATTGGGCGATCGGTTCTTTCCCGGAAGCAGGAGAATCCAGCCGTGGCTGTTTTTGATCACGGCCTTTCCCACACAGACCTTCATTGACAGCAACTCTGATGGGAGTGTTGTTGGCACCCCCACTTACATCCTGAAGGTGTACTCGGCTTACCTGCAGCTCGAGTATGAGCCGGTGAACATTTCTGAGTACTGGGTTAAGTGCGCCGGTAAGACGTTCGGATCGTGGATCGATGCGGGGGGCAGATCAAACTCGTACGATGAGGGCGACCTAATTGAGGACCCGGTCTATATCATCGAAGACCTCCTCCGCAGCCACACCTCCTTTGTTGGCCAGACCGCAGACATCGACACAGCTTCCTTCGATGCCGCAGCCAACTCTAGCGTACAGGCCCGCATCAATTTCCACTCCGACAATGAGATGTCGGCCGCGAACGCCATTCAGAACCTCTCCATTCAGTCGACCTTTGTGTTCGCGGTGTCGGCGTTTGGCCGCGCGCGGGCCATTGCCCTGAACAATACAAGCCCCACCGTCAACAAAACGATCCTGTTCCATCAGGTCCTGAATGGGCGCGTTAGCCTGTCCCAGACCGAGGAGATCTACAACTCCATGGAGATCAACTCCCGTTTCTGGCAGGAGCAAGGATCGTTTGCGGATATCAACATCTTTGAAAACCAAGACTCGATCGATGATAATGGTGAGCGTCAATACGCCCAGTCGTGGGCTAATATTGCGGGCCCCGCCGACGGAGTAGGGGACGCTTCGGTCAAAACCGTGACGGACCTCCTAATTACCGACTCCAACTCTCTACTGGCTCGGACCCACAAGACGATCGCGCTTACGTTGATTGACACATTCGGAATCGATCTCGAGCCGGGCGACTGGATTGAGCTGGATTCAAACAGTTGGGATGCAAGATTCCTGTTCTACGGAGAGACGTGGGCCGGGTTGAAGTTCCTTGTGAACCGTGTGACCCATGAAATGGGTGGCACCAAAATCGAAGCCATTCAACTGTACGCCTAGGGAAGACCAATGCGGATTGTCTTATTCAACGAAGATACGCGCGAATTAGGCGCCGGGATTCACAGTCCGTACGTTGGATTGGGCGCCGCCGTAGAGAGCAGTCCGTCGCTTATCACAGACGGAGATGACGCCAACTTCCCGAACCGACTCTATACGGTGTCGGCCAACGCGGCGCAGGGCAAAAGCACCCAGACCCGCACAGCAATCCGCCTTCCCTATATCTATCATGAAGACCACACCGAGGTGGTGCTTCACGGTCTAGCGTGGCGCACGGCGGATATTTCTGGGTCCTATACGGTGCGTCTTTATGTGGACACTGTGTACTCCGATCAGGTCGTAACGACCGAGTACGCCAATCCATCTGAAGTGGTCGAAATCACCAGAGCGCTGGCTGGTAATGGGTTTATTGAAGGCGATAACCTCGAGATTCGGGTAGACCTGATCTTTGATGTGACGTCCTTCCAAGACGAGCCGGTGCACGGCTACCTCTACATGCCGGTCATCGAAGTCGATACTATGGTAGACTCAGGATCTTCAACCGACGACCTTGATGACGTATGCGACCGGGGTGCAACCACAGACCAGATCATTACAGCCGCCGGGTTTCGATCTAACGGAAACATCGAAGTCAACTACGATGGGGTTGATGGGAACTCGTTCATCTACTTCTATGAGGGCGCGTCACCGCGAGGCGCTTTCCTACAGTGGGTTGACGCTTATACGGGATTCTACTTCTCAAAATTGCTGGTGGTGAACGGAGATATCCGGGCTAACAGCAACGTGCACATCAACTACGACGGGGCCGACACCAGCACTGAGATGCAGTTCACTTTAACAGACGGTCTCTACAAGGACTCAGACAACACCCCGACCTCAAGCGTCTTGACGACGGGGATTGCGGCCCTAGTCAACGGTAATCTTGCCACAGAGGCGGTTGCCTTTTCTGTGAACAAGGACTCGGTTGGGTTTGACCTCGGTGTGTCGAAGACCGTAACTAGAATGCGCCGCTACGATGGCAACTCGGCCAGTGACAACATCTACACAGGCGGCGGGTTTGATTCATTGGCAATTTATTCTAGCGACGATAATTCAACGTGGACGCTCCACCAGACGTACAATCCGGTGGTTCGCATAGACACCGGTAGCGGAAACGTGCACTACGTCGAGCTTACGCTAACCACGCCAGCAGCCGCCCGCTACTGGAAGATGCACGCCCCCGAAAATGCGATCGCGGCGTTCAATGGCGACCAACTTAACTGCACCGAAGTTGAGGCGTGGGGCTACCCAAACCCGGATGAGGATGGCTTCCTCTACTTCTTTGAAGGCGGGTCTCCAACCGGTGCGCACCTGAAGTGGGACGATGTCGACGATCGGTTTGAGTTTAGTGAAGCGTTGTTTGTAAACGGTGTGGCAACCGCATCCGAGCTTAGGTCGAATGGCAGTATCTATGCCAACTACGACGGTCCTAACGGTAACGCCCACCTCTATTTCTATAACTCCACCCCCACCGGGTCATATCTCCAGTGGAACAACGGAGTCGGGCAGTTCATCATGAACCAGCCGCTTACCGTAACCGGCGACCTTACGGCCACCGGGGCGCTTTTGGGCACCTCTTCAGACGTATCGGGCGAGGCCCGGTGCGACAGCCTTCGAATCGACCAAACCCCAAGCACAACCGCGTCTCCGATGGTCTCCTTTGACGACTATATTCTGGTTAACCTCAACGGTACTAGCTGGCGAATCCCGGTATTCCCAGCCTAGTGTAAAATCGGGTACTTAGGAAAGGATACTAGTCATGGCAAATGCACTCTATGGTCTCGGGCGAAACGCCTTCCTTCTGGGCGATATCGACTGGGTCGCTGACACTATCAAGGTAACGTTGATCGATGCGGCCGACTACGCGGTTTCGATCGATGTGCACCAGTACATGAACACCGATACGGTGCCTGCGGCGGCCAAAGTCGCTACGGCCACCCTCTCCGGTAAATCTGCGGCGCTGGGGGTTGCTGACGCCACAGACGCGGTCTTCAGCACGGTGTCTGGCGACCAGTCTGAAGCCCTCATCATCTGGAAGGATGGTGGTGGCGGTGGTACGTCCGCTTCGGGTACGACCGATCTTCTGATCGCGTACATCGACACGGCTACCGGTCTGCCGATCACTCCCAACGGTGGTGATATCACCGTGGTATGGGACAACGGAGCAAACAAGATCTTCAAGCTGTAATACAAGCTCTTTGGCTTGTATTGGCCCGATACAAGCTCTTTGGCTTGTATTAGCGTTTGTATTACGGCCCCCAGAATTGTGAGGATTGTTTGTGGCTTTAGTTCACGCTAATCGAGTTAAGGAAACTTCGACCACAACCGGCACCGGCACTTACAATCTTGGAGGTGCCGTTACTGGTTTTCAGACGTTTGTTGCGGGTATCGGCAATACCAACACGTGCTATTATGTTGCTGAGGACGGCACTAATTGGGAAATCGGCGTAGGGACCGTAACAGACGCTGGCACTGATACCCTAGCTCGCACCACCATTATAGCGTCCAGCAATTCCAATGCGGCTGTAAGCTGGGCCGCAGGTACTCGCTTCATTTACTGCGCTCTGCCTGCAACGGGCTTTATGCCCCGAGGCCATATTTGGGGCCTCACCATGTCGAATGCGGCCGATACTGCTAACGACATAACCGTTGCCGCTGGTGAATGCCGCGACGAAAACGGCAACCACGATATGGTTTTGACTGCCGCGATAACCAAGCGGCTGGATGCGGCTTGGGCGGTTGGTACCGGTAACGGCGGCATCAACACAGGCGCCGAAGCCAACAGCACGTGGTATGAGGTCCACCTAATCAAGCGGCTGGACACTGGTGTGGTTGATGTGATGTTCACCACCACCGCAAATAGGGCCACTCTTCCGGCCAGCTATACGGTGCAGCGCCGCATTGGCTGGATTCGTAACGACGGCAGCGGCAACATTCTGCAGTTTACGCAGATCGATGACCACTTTACTCTCACAACGCAGGTAAACGACCTATCACAGACCCCAACTTCAACCGCTGCGGCAGTGACTCTAACTGCACCACCCTCGTCAATTGCGAGGTTTCGTGCAGCGTGTTCGTGTACGGCTATGAACGTTGGGGGCGAAACCATCATCGTATTTTCGGAGTTGGTCGAGGGCAACGTCACCCCAGCGTCAACTACCGGCATTGCGTCTTTAATGATGAGAGAGGGCGACGGTACAGCGGGCGCCAATGACTCTGGAGCCTCAGGCCACTTTGAATTGCGTGTAAGCTCAAGCTCGCAAATCGAGTGGGACGCGGCGATTGCTGCGGGGTCCACTGGTGAAACGTTCGATATTTCAACTTTCGGGTGGATTGACCGACGTGGTAGGTTGTCGGGCACCTAGGGTGTGGCCATGTTGGTCATGTTCACTGCTTGGATTGTTAGGCTGGGGCGCGACGTTTCTACGGACCCGGTTGATTTGCCAGCATCCAAGTCCACACTGAGGGCATCGGTGGTTAGCACCATACAGAGGGAAGACCCAAATAGGACTTTCACTCTTGCAGATATATCAAACCTTAGAGTTGTCCCACTTACTTAGAAAGATGGAACACGCGCCATGTGTTTTGGGCAAGGCAGTTTTTGCTCGTCCTCGTTTGGTGAAATTACGCCACATGGCGCACCGTTTCTATTTGCAGAAGGCGCGATTGCCGCTAGCACCACTGGCGCCCTTACTGTAACTCTGCCCGCCCACCAATCAGGCGACGTTTTAATTGTCAGCCTCGGGTTGTGGGCGCCAAACTCCC